CAGCTACTGTTTGCCGGTGGATGTACAAGAAGGAACACGCATCTATGATTGACCCCATTTCTGCAATCAGCGTGATAACAACGTGCAGCACAGCCATATCGAGCGCGATCAAGGCGGGCAAGGATTTGCACAGCTTATCCGGCCCGATCAAGAAATATGCTGAAGCCGAAGCCGCGTTGAATTTTGGCGCAAGCAAAAAGAAAAACAGCATTTTCAGCAAAGTGACTGGTGCGGAAGCTGTTGCAATCGACAACTTTTTCAAAAAGCACGAGCTAGAACAAACCCGCAGACAACTGCGCGAGGTGTTTATGTTGTACGCGCCACACGGCAGCTGGGAAGCGTTGCAAGCTGAGATTGCACGTCAACGTCAAATACAAAAAGACTTGTTGGAACATCAAGCAAAGATGCGCGAACGGTTTTTTGCGGTTATAATCATTGGCGGCTTTGTAATTGTCGGAGGCGGTGGTTTGATATTCTGGGTCAGTTGGATGAAAGGCTGGCTGTGAGTACCAGAACCGGCCTTGCTGGTGAGTTTATATGTTGCGCCGCGATTATGCGGCTAGAAGGCGGCTGGTCTGTCGTCCACAGTCCGATGGATAGGATTGATGCGATTGCCTTCAACGAAGATATATTTTTGAGGATACAGATCAAGACTAGCAGTTTGAAACCGGCGATCGCTGGACAACGCAAACCGTTTTGGCACTTTCAGAACGGCAGCGGGAACAAAAAAAAGCATCTGCCAGACCCATCGGAGATTGACATAATTGCACACGTTTTTTTGGATCATAGGCGAGTTGCCTTTTACGCCGCCGAAACGGTGTCGCAGTTCAGCCAACGGCGTCCATTGCATTACGCCGATACGCCGCATCTTGAGCAAGATACTTGGGATCGGGCGGTGCAGATTGTGCAGGAGCGAATAAAATGAATATCGACCAACTGCGTGAAGAACTAGCAGCTGACGAAGGCGTCAAGTTCGAGATTTATCTGTGTTCGATGGGTCTACCGACTTTCGGCATTGGACATATGATCCGCGAACACGATCCAGAACACGGCCAGCCTATAGGCACATCAGTTGATGACGAACGTGTGCGCCAAGCGTTTGCATTGGATATTGCTGTCACGATAGAGGATTGTCACCGGCTGTTCAGCAATTGGACAGAGTTACCAGCAGAGGCGCAATTGATCTGCGCCAATATGTGTTTCAATCTTGGCTATCCGCGTTTCAGCAAATTCGTCAATTTTCGGGCGGCGATCGAAGCGCAAGACTGGAATAAGGCCGCTGACGAGGCCGTAGACAGCCGCTGGCACGATCAAGTGCCTAATAGAGCCAAAAGACTGGTAAAGCGGCTGAGAGGGCTTGCAAATGGCTGAAATGACATTTGAGCGTATTTTAGAGTGGAAATTATTGCCGCGTTTTATGATGTTGGCGTTTACCTTAATGGCGTGGAATGTTTGTGACTGGTTTATGTCTTTGGGGCCAGATGCAACGACACAACAAACCGCATTTGTCAGCACTATTGTCGGCGCAGCAACCGGCGCATTTGCGGTGTGGATAGGGAATGAAAGCAAATGATCCAGATGTTAATACCGGCAATAACTGAACTGGCTGGCGGCTGGCTGAAGGGCAAGGCCGAAAAGCAAGCGGCTGTGAACAAGGTCAAAGTCGCCAAGGCCGAAGCCGAAGCGGAGGTGATGCGCGTAGCTGCCACGCACGAAGCCGGTTGGGAGAAAATAATGGCGCAAGGCAGTCAGGACAGCTGGAAGGACGAAGCGTGGACGATTTGCTTTATTGCGATTGTCGTTGCCTGTTTTCTGCCGTGGACACAGCCATATGTGGCTGAAGGTTTTGCCGCGCTAGAGCAAACGCCCGACTGGTTCCAGTGGGCGATGTATGCGTCTATCGGCGCGTCTTTTGGGATCAGAGGCATCAAAGGTTTTCGGAAATAGGTTTATACCAGACACGATAGCCGCCGCCGACCTTGCTGGTTCTATAGCCCATTTTCCGATACCGCATAGCATCACGGCATCGCATTGCGGCGGTTTTTGTCTCGAAAAAGATGCTGTCACCGATTTCCATATTTTCCAGAAAATCCCAATCACCGCGGCCCATTTTAGGGATCGGCACGTTTTTCTCGATTTTCATTTCTGATAATTCCCCATCTTTCATTGAAACAATCGGAATGCAGAACTTGCTTGTCACCATCACAAACCCAATCGTTAGCATTTAAGTTGACATTACGCTCACACCAGACGCACTTTTCGAAGCGCGGCTGGCGTGGCGCAGTTAGGCGTTTTTTAGAACGGTATGACATCATCCAGAGCAGACGCTGATGGTGATGCCGTAGCCGCTGGCGCAGCTTGTTGAACCGGCGCATCATCACGAGACATTGGATCACTACAGCGGATGGAAAGATATTTGACACCTTTCGCACTTTCGTTGATCCAAGCACTGATTTGTTGTTCTGTGCCTTTGACGTTAATGCGTCCGGTATAATCCGGCTGGCTGTCTTTATCTTTTCGATCATTGCGGAAAAGAACGCCTCTGTTTGTATCATCGTAATCAGCCATCAGCTAATTCCCCTTTTCTTTGTTTGAACATATTGAGTTCGCTGTCACTTATTTTGATGCCCTTGGAAGCGTACAGCTTTGTGTAAAGTGCGTTGACATCACGCACCGATTTACAGCCGTCAAGCTGCAAAACTAGATTGTCTGTGGAGAGGGGCGCGGGGGCCGCATCGGAGGAATGCGAACCACCCGCACCGGCGCGGCGTGGAAGGGAGGGAACCACGCCTCGACCGCTTGCCATATTGCCATCATCGTCACTGGCGTTCAACCCGAACATCGTCATCAGCGATGCCCGCCGGTAATAAGTCAGGCAAGAGATAAATGATTGTGGCGTGTCTTTTTCCGGTTGCAGTACAATATCACTACTGAAACTTGCACCGCTACCTAGATGAAACACTGTCGTGATCAACGAATTGCCGTGCAGATGTTGCTCGAATGCTAAATCATACTCTTGCAAGGTACTCAATGCCGCAAGCACATCACCCAAAGTGGTGTATTCGCTTTTAAACATCGGGTTTTTGCCAGACTTGCCAACGGTTGTTGCCGACCGAAATGCCGACAAAGCCGCAAACAATGCGCCATCTTTTACTGTTTCCATAGCTCTTTTGCCCTTTCTATAAATTCTGGTTCCATACGCCACTGAAAGGCGTGTTGCCAATCGGGATCAGTGATTGATGCCAGTGTCTTGGCGTCATTGCTGACCCGCAATAGATTTTGTCTGATCAATGCTTTTTGCCGCATTTCTTCCAGTGCGTGCGCCAGACTGTCAGCCTTCAATTCGTCACAATTGAATGGTGTGAACATTTGACAGTCGTGTTCTGCTATGTAGCAGATTGATGGCGTCACGTTCAAAGCGGCTTGATATATGGCTGATTGACAAAGGTGATTAAACTCCGGCTTTTTCGGCAGTGTTGCTTTTGACCAACCCTGTTCACCAGATTTCAGCACCTTAGTTTTGCGCGGTGCCTTGGTTTTCATTTCGCAGAACATCGTTTTCGGCTGTAGCAAATCCACATATCCGATGATCGGCACGTTCACACCGTCCAGCCATAACTCAATGCGTTCTTCCTCGATCGCACCGGTGAAATTGGCATCAACTAACGCTGTGACGGCATTGCCTACCATTCCAGCGATGCAAGTGCGGAACTTGTCACGCAACACTTGATCTTGATTTGCATCGTGAAAATCAAAGTCAATTTTTGCTTGCTCAATAGTGTCACCGATGTCCTGACCGTGGCAAATTATAGCTTGCACACTATTATGTACGACCGTGCCGATTGCGGCGCGTTCACCAACACCGATCTGCCTTCGCTCATCTTTGTCTAGTGCTACATACTTGAAAACCCACATTGCTGTGGTGTTCAAAAGCTGGCTGGCTGACAAATGTGTCAGATCAGCGGCTGCCCATTCTGGGCCGATTTGTCTTGTCAAAGTCATATCTGCACCATATACAGTTTTCCCCACTTGTAAATATTTTTCTTTCGCTTCCCACTTTTTTCAATTAGGGTGATTTTATGAGCAAGGTAAATGGACGAAACAAAGGCGCGAATTTCGAAAGGTGGGTGGCTAAAGAGTTACACCTAGAAACCGGTGTGCGATTTCGCAGAAACCTTTCACAATATCAGCAAAAAGACTTGGCCGATCTGACACCAAATCGGTCATTTCCTTTTCTGATTGAGTGCAAAAGATACAAAAATTCTGTGGACCCAAAATGGTGGGATCAGATATGCACAGCGGCCAGATCATCAGCAAATGTCGATGATGCTATGCCTTGCTTAATCTACAAGCTAGACCGTCAGCCAATAAAATGCCGGATACCGATCCAAGCGTTGATTAGACTAGGTGAACCGGTAAATGTGGACGTCATAGAAGCCTATGACTGGCGATACACCGCAACCCTAGAATGGTCAGACTTTTGTATGGTCTGTCGGGAGTTATTGGCTGATGTTTGAAAGCATATTAGCATTTTGTGTGATATTGAAGGCGGGCGGCGAACCGATCAATCCTTGTTGGATGGTTCGCGAAAATACGCGGTTTCCGTCATTTGAAGCGTGCCGCGCCTATGGTGATGTTAAAGAGGCGCAAGTCTCATTGCAAATTGTCAATGAGTACGATGTGCCACCGGTCGTAACTATTCAATGTGGGCCAGTAAAGGAGGGAACGTGATGCAAGACTGGTTTTGTATGGATTGCCACAGCGTTTTTGGCGAATGCGAGGCGATTGAGTATTACAGCATAATGCGGGATGAAACGAGCGGGCTGTTTTGCCCGATGTGCAAAGGCGATATGTTGACGCCGGTGGGGGATGACGATGGCGATGAATGATCACACGCGGGTTGTCGGTGCGCGGGAATATGTGTTGTCTGGCTATGAAACGTGGATTGATGTTTACGAACTGACTGTTCATATTAGCAAAGGCAAAGGCGGGCTCGAAGTGGCTGTTTACCGGCGCGAAGATGATGGCTACACGCCGCCGATATCGTCACTGAGAGTGCAATATCCGCGTGATGACGTTAAAACGCCATTGGTCTTAGACCTAGACAACAAGCCGGTCAAAAGTACAATAATCCACGAAGGTGATGGATCGTTTGCGAGACGGTTGGCGAGAAATGTCTGTCCAAAATGCAATATTGCGTTACAAGCCACAGAAACCAAAACGCGCAAATGCGTTGCGTGCAAGCTTGAAATCTCCGGTGATGGAAACCAAAGCTGATTTGCAACGCGAGGCCAAGGTGATCAAGCGCATTTGTCAGCAATTTGGCTGTGAGGCGTTGAAACTGCCAACCCATCAACGGTTAGACTTTGCACTGACGCGCGAAGCTGACATTGTGGCATTTGCAGAGATTAAGGTTCGACAATGCGCGTCTGACACTTACAAGACGGCAATGATACATCTGGACAAGGTTATTTTTGCCCACCAGTTGTCAGATATCGTGCAGACACCGGCGTTTTTGTTTATACAATGGACAGACCTACTTGGTTATGTTGATTTCAAATCCAGCTTTTACACTAGGCTAGGCGGTCGAACAGATCGCGGGATCGTCAAAGATTACAGCTTAGTTGCACACTATCCGATCGAAAACTTTAAATTTATAGGTGAGAAATGAAACGCGCCGAAATATTGGATGAGGCAAAGGAATGCGTGACAGTAGACCGTGCAGCTGATCACGGTGACTTGGAGGACAATTTCAGCACAATCGCTGGTTACTGGTCGATACATTTAGGCATCGATGTGTCTGCTGTAGATGTAGGCATAATGATGACATTGCTGAAACTGGCGCGTGCGAAAAGCAACAATGGTCATATGGACAATTATCGTGACGGTGCTGGCTATCTTGCGTGCGCCGCAGAGTGCGTGAAATGAGCATAAAAGCATTGGACTGGGCGATGGAAACGCCATTGAAAGACCCGCTGGCGAAACTGGTGCTGATCTGTATCGCAAATCATCACAATCCGTCACACGGCTACGCGTGGCCGTCTGTGGGCCATTTGTGTCACATAACTGGCGCAAGCGATGCCACAGTGCGCCGCAAGCTGAAACAGCTAGAAGAATTGGGGCTCATAACACGCAAGCATCGTGCCGGTAGATCAACGTCATATTTCCTGCAATTTGACACCCCTGTCACACAGACAGTCCTATCACACAGACAGGACACCCCTGTCACAGTGACAGGTATAACCCTTAAAGAACCGTTAAATAAAAATAAGGGCAAAACGAAAGTTTCTGATTGGACACCATCAGACGCTGATAAGCAGTGGGCAGCTGACAATGGTGCAGACTGGCAAGACATACTCACAAGCATCAAGCTGTGGTCAAGGCAGAATGGTGACAAAGCGGCTTATGTGGATATGTCTGCTTTCTGGCAAAACTGGATCAGACGCGATAAAAGCCGGAAACCGGCGTCAAAGAAAATACCGGTTTCAAAGCCAGACAAGCACGAGACGAGCGCAAAATTGATGCTGGCCCGCTGGAATACGCTGACACCCTCACAGCAATCAGACTGGTACAATCGGAACCCTGTCATCAGAGCGCATATTGACCGGCAAAATAAAAGTGCGGAAAAAGTGTGATTAACTGTTGACGTGTGTGGGGATAATGTGGAACAAATAATCATCGGAACAAAAAAGGGAGATACCGATGACCACCGTTTTAGATAAAGTCGAATACTGGTTGCAAAACACAAACGATTTGCCAGATGACGCAAAACTTGCTTTTGGTGTGCGCCTCGACAGTCTGTCTATGGATTTAAGAGATGCTGGCATTAAAGAGGACAGCGCAGAAGCAACAACGCATCTTGAGGCTTATGTCGATATGGGCGGCGATTTCGATCCTCACATCGACGTAATTTTTGCGGCAATCAAAGCAATCAAGGCGGCGGCTTAACAGCCCCGCCCCAACCAAGGGAGACTGCTATGTTTTACGAATTTCGCCTCTTTAACTCAAAAGGCTGTTTTCAGGTCAGAGAATACGGCTCAGAGGCTGACGCTATGAAACGCTTCGACTCTGCCGTTGAGGTCACCTTACACAACAGGAAGGCGTTTGCTGACGCTGGGATGCTCGATGTCGCTGGTGATTTGCTTGCAACAGAAATCCAAGTTGTTCAGCGCAACGACTGGATGACTTGCTTAGTTGAGGTTGCAAACTGGAAGGCGGCGGCCTGATGTTGCGCGTTCTTTCAATAGCAGTTCTGGCGGCTGGTTGCTCATACGCACCTGTCGCCGATCTGCGCGTCAGCACTGATGCGGCTATGTATCAGCGCGATGTGTCGGAGTGCAAGCAGCTGGTCGATCAGTCGCTTGCGTGGTTTCAGTATGATCACAACGGTATGCGCTTGAATGAGTGTTTGCGCGGTCGTGGTCACAGCATCATCGGGGGATAAGATGAGCGAGAACGTCAAAGATTTTATAGGAATGATGATCATCACAACGATGGTCATTGTGTTTGGCACCAATCTGGTGACAGACAACAACGTCTGGGCTTTGATGGTCCAGTTTGGAAACTAGGGAGTTAGTAGAATGGAAAACTACACAATCAAGCTAGAATGTAGCGCGATGGCGTTGGCTGAGTTGATCAAGATGGGTTTGGTGCAAAACGCCACAATCCTCGAAATCAAAGACGCAAAGCCAGAACCAAAGGTTGAGCAAAAAGTCGAAAAGCCAGCTTTTGATGCAAGCAGGAAGCTGCCGCCCAAGCCGATACAAGCCAATGAGAATGTAATGCCGATGTATCAAAATCCGGCATATCACAAATCACGCAGTGGCTACAAACAACAGATGAAGGGTTGGGATTTCTATAGCTTCATCCTCGATATGTACCATCCGCAAAAGCCGTTCACGACTGGTGACATATTTGATGCCTGTCAAAATTATTCGTTGAAGCTGACACGCAAAGCCGCATCATCATTTTTGACGCGGTTTCGCAGGATGAATTTGGTCAAGGCCATCGGCACAGAGCGGAACGGCTACATTTACGAAACTCTGCCGCCTGTCAGAAAGTCGGATTTCCAATTGCTTGTCGCCAACTACAACAAAAATCAAGTCAAGCGCGAACAAAATCAAAGCGCGAACGCTAACCGTAACAACTTGCCACAATGGGAAGAACTACGGCGCAAGTTCGCAAGAAACTAAGCACATCAACAAAGAGGAAGCAAAGGGCGGCATTGACCGCCTTTTGTTTTGCGGATAATGTCAAGCGATGGATTGCTGTGATTTCTTCGAGGACAAGGTGGAGTGCCTACATTGTGGGGCACTTACATATGGAGTTGTCTGGGCGAACAGCGGCACTATCAACTGCGATCAGTGTGATGAAATCATATTTGATGCGCGTGATACGTCTGGCACAGTGGTCATCCTAGAGTTAGAAGATACAACGGTTCAGTGATGCGGATAAATATCAGCACAAACATCAGCACGTTGACCAAAGCAATAGACAGCTTTGGCAAGCAAGAGTTGCCGTTTGCCACAAGTAAGGCGTTAAATGACGCCGCATTCGCAACACGCAAACAGATTGTTGAGCGCACTTATCCGCAGTCGTTTGATGTCAAGAACAAGACGTTTGCATCCGCGATGTATCGCGTAGAGACATCGAACAAGCGCAATCTAACTGCCAGAGTGTATGACCGTTTAGGCCGTGATTATATGGTCAACCAAGCCGAAGGCGGGGTGAAGCGGCCACGCGGTAACAACATTGCGATACCATCACGCGCAATCAAGCGCACAGCCAGCGGCAAAGTGCCGAAAGCAAAGCAACCGCGCAACGTGCTGAATGCTCGTGGATACAAGACAAAGCTACGCAGTGGGCAGGATGTGATCGCGCAACAGACTGGTCGTGGTGCGGCGAAGCGTCAGCAAGTGCTTTACCTGTTAGAGCAACGCGCATACATTCCCAAGCGTTTCCGCTTCTACGAGGACGGTCAACGCACAGCACAGCGGTCATTCAATCGTGCGTTCTCAACACGCTTCAGAGAGGCTAAAAGGACCAGCAAGCGATGATGGGTCCTTGTG